CCTTCTTGCGTGGGGCCTCGGTCTTGCCCTTGGAGAACTTCGACTTGTCGGTGCGATCGTTGTGCTTCGCATTGTCGGCCATCAGAACAACTCCTGCTGTCTCGATAGGTTTCGTCTGGTCATCACTTTCGACATCTGCCCTGCGGAGAGCGGACGGGCCTGAGAAGTGATACCGCCCTCTGGCGTGAACATCTCGTGCTGGATCGGCTGCTTGCCGGTGGGCTGCACCAGCGGCGTGTGCTCTTCGATGTTCTTGCCCGCTTGACGGCGGGCCTCGGTCCAGCCACCGGCTTGGACACCGATCGCCGGGACGATCTCACCGGACTTGCGGCTGAGCACGGCGGCAGCGCGCTGGGTGGCCTGGTTCTGCCAGGCGTGCATCGTTGCCGATGCGCCGACGTTGACCATCCCTGCAGGCGACTGCAGGAACTTCTGATTGGCCTGGCCACCTTCACCGACCGAGAACTTGGCGGGAGACTGGCGGGCAGCACGCCCGCCTCGACCGGGTACGTCTATCGACTCCAGACGCTGGCCGGTGGAGATGGCCTGCTGCCACGTGTCTTCGGCGGTGGTGTTGGTCGGGTTCAGCGGACCCTCTGTGGAAGAGCGCAGGCCGTAGATGTCCATCCGCTGCTGACCGGGCATCTCCATCCCCGATGCCTGGCGCATGCGAGTGATGAACTCTTCATGGTGTGGTGTGCCGTGCACCGACTCAGCGATGTTCTTGTGATACGACCACACCTTCGGTGAGGTGCGTGGGTCGATGGCGTGCTCGGGGGTGACACGGCCCCGCAGCACGTCGATGGCGTGGACCACGTTGCCCTTGACGCCACCCTTGGCGACCTCTCCAAGGTCCACGCCATCCGAACGGACGTGCTGCCGTACGGCGGTATCAGACAGCGCCGCCAGGTGTTCGGACGAGAAGCTCTCCGGGTGCAGCGACTTGCCGACGTACTCGCTGAGATCGACAGGATTCTCCATCGCCGCGGCGGCGGCAACAGCGTGCGGGGTGACCTGCAGCCGAGCGTTGGGATTGGCATGCGCATGGGCAAGCGCGGTGACGGCAGCAAGCTCCTGCTCGGGGTTGTTCTGCGGCGACATCACTGCCGAGGCCCCGATGACGGAGTACTTGTCCAGGCCCGTCTCTGCAGCCACGTTGGCCAGGCGACCGTGATGCTGGAAGTACCAGTCGTGCTTGGGATCGGTGCCCTGTGTGCGAGAGCGCTCGGCACCGGCTTCGACCAGGCGCACGCGGGCGTTGGTGGCCTTGGTGTGGGTGATCGGGGAATCGACCAGGTGCGGGCCGATGGCCTCCAGCGAGGTGATCCTGTTGCCTGCCTTCTCCCTGGTCTTGGGCTTGGACTCGGGATTGGCGGCAGCGGTCTCCAGGCGGCCTCGCTGGGTCGTGATACCACTTCTCGCCATACCCAGGTTTCGCATCTGGCCGGAGATGTCCCGCTGCGCCCTCTTGGGCATGTCCTGCCACTGCAGTGCCCGTCGAGTGGGCGGGGTGACGACGCGCTGTGATGTCCTAGGCATAGGAAACCATTTCCTTTGCGCTAGAGTGGTGAGCATGGAAGTCGAGCGGCGAGACGGATACGGGGCCTTCAAGCGCAAGCAGCGCTGCCGGGTGTGTTATGACACCACCGGCAGGGTCGGCGTGTGGAAGGTCACCAACGACGATGGCACCATCGAGTACTTCTGCGACGAGCACGTCCCTACCCCCTCCGCGCCTTGACCTTGGCTGCGTCCTCGGCCTGACGCCGGTAACCGGCCTCTCTGATCGGCTGCTCGCTCCATGATGCCGTCTCGGGGTACTTCTCCGGATCGAGCGCCCCATGGCGGTCCTTGAACAGCAGATTGGTGAACTCGGGAAACTGACCGGAGGCCATGTGCGCTGCAGGCGTGGTCGATGAGCCGGTGAACCATGGGTTGCGGTCCTCAGCCATGTCGTGCAGGCTGAACGAGGCCTCCTGGTTGCGCAGCACCTGGGCCTGGCGTGACTTCTGATGGCCGTGCGGGGTGTTCGGGAACACCTTGGGCAGGTCGAGCACATCCTTGCCGCCCTCTTCGTCGCGCCAGCCGCCGATCATCTCCTGACCGCGGCCCTGGCCCTTCTGCTGCGACCACATCGGCTGCGAGCCTTTGACGAAGCCCTTGATGTGGCCTTCGGTGGCCCCGCCTTCTGAGTGCGGCTCTTTCAGTTCGGCACCAGGGTGCGCCGCCACGGCGAAACCGCTGGTGACGAAGCTGCGCTTGCGCGGGTCGTAGGTGAATCCACCCTGAGTGTCGAGGCGACTCTTCATCTCCCCGAATTGGTGCTCGCTGAGGCTCATTGGATTCGACTCCTTGGCTTGACGAAGCCCTTGCTGATGGCCTTCTTGCGCTGGTTCTCCATCACCTCGGGCTTGCGGAGGTACTTGGGCTGCAGCGCGGTGGGAAGCTCAAACTTGCGCAGGCTCTCCTTGACCCGATCAAGCACGTCTGGCGTGTCGTTGATCATCTCAAAGCCGCTCTTGTCCTCGATCGTCGGCTTGATGAGATACTGCCCCACGTTGCTGTGAGGTCGCCCAGGGGCTGCCTTGAAACCCGGCACAGCGGAGGCTGATCCAGTGACGGGGGCGGGCAGCCCAGTTCTCGGCAGCCCCTGGGTCGGCTTCATCGGCTTGACCTTCTCCAACGGGAACATCTTCACCGACTTGCGCGGCTTTGCCGCCATGGGGTCAGTCGCTAACGGAAGCTGGTGAGATACGAATCAGACGGCGCTCGCTGCCCAACTCCATCTCAAACTGCGGGGAACCCTGGCCGACCCCTGCACCGATGACGAAATCGCTGAGCATCGTCGGCGCTTCGATCCACGTTGCCGAACCGACGTGAGCGCGCTCACGCATCGTTGTGGCTGGGTCCTTGGACGCTGTGAACGAACGACCGCGGGCGTCTCCGCCACCGTCGCCGTAGGCACCTTGACCGAAGTCGTTGGGGATGTCCGTGTCTGTGGCCACGCCCTCTTCGAAACGCAGTGGGCCACGGCGAGCGGTGTTGACCGCCATCACATGCTCGTAGCCGGACTCGGGACGGTATGACATTGGCTGCCCTCCTGATAGGCGGATATGGGGCGAGCATAGTCCTCTATCGGGTGAGCAGGGGGATTAACGCTGATCGAGCCGCGGCACACGTCCGCCAACCGACTTGGCCCAGGCGTCTCCGACCTTGGTGCGCTGTGGTGAATGCTTGGGTTGCGGCACCCCTCTGGTCTGCCCAGCGATCCGATTCCCCTCCTGGTACAGCGACGAAGCGAGACCTTGACGGCGGTGTTCGTCAGCCGTGTACACGCCTCGTATCTCACCCGTCTTATGGTGCCAGGCCAGCGAAGACAGCGGGCGCGTGCCGGGATCGACATCCGATCCCTCCCACGTTTCGCGCTCACTGGGAGGTGTCTTGGCCCAGGTGCTGTCAGCGTGCTCTGGTGCCCAAGCCTCGACGGTGTGATGCGGCACGCCGCCCATCGACTTGGGGGTGGCCGGATGGAAGACCGTGGTGAACTGCGCTCCGTTGACGTGCTCGTGAGCAGGCACGGAGCGATCTTACTTCAACGGAAGAACGGCGAGTCGATGACCTCGACCCGTGGCACCGAATCGAGCAGCGTGGTGGCACAAGCCAGCGCAGCACTGTCCACGTAGTCGTCGTGGGCCTCGCGCTCATGCGGTGCCTCGATGAGGAGATACTGGCCCTTCATCACCTTCTCGGCGTCGGCCATCTGCTGGCGGAACCTTCTCCATACCCTGGTACGGCGGGCCTTGGAGTGGCCGGGGTACAGCAGCATCTGGCGCTGGATCAGTTGGATCAGGTGCTTCCAGCGCTCGCTCTGCGTCTTGGCATCGGAGTTCATCGCCACTACTTCGCATCGTGAACCCAACAGGCGCTGCATCCGGTCGGCAACTGCCGAACCCATCCCCTGACCATCGACGGCTACGTGGCTGATGTTGTAGGGGTCGAGGAACTCCATGATCTGGAAGTACTGCTCTTCCCAGGCGGTGTTGTGAATCTCCAGCCAGTTGAGAATGCGATGCTCCCGGTACCCGGCGGGATCGGGGTGGTCCCAGTCCACCCACATGACAGTGACGACAGTGGAGTCACGCACGCGGGCCGGATCGATGCCAACAACACATGGTGTGCGGTGCCAGGCTCGTACAAGCGGCATGCTCTTGTCTGCGAGGGTGTCAAGGTCGTCCTCCGTGATCAACATGCCGCGGTCGAGCATCCAGCGCAGCGCGTAGCTCATCTGGAACTCTTCGGAGTCCTCACCGAGGCGCAGCTTCTCCTTGGAGATGAACTTCTTGTAGGCCGGGTTGTACTTGCAGACCACCTTGTAGTCGTATTCGAAGTGGTTGGATCGGTTGCCTCGGGCGCGGCGTTTGTTGAGGCCGATGGCGTTGTAGAAGTCGCCCTTGTTGAAGCCGGGAGTGCCAATCTTGACGATCGAACCGCCAGTGGCTGCCAGCCTCGGGTGGATCGACTTGCGGATCACCAGCGTGTCGGCGTCCTGGGCCTCATCGATGACGATGACGTGATACGTCGAGCCTTCGACCTTGGCCCTCGGGTTGGCGGTCTGGCGGCGGCACGATGACCCGTTGGACAGCCGCATCACGCGTGACTTGGCGTCGAGCTTCTGAGCGATCTCGGGGTCTTGCAACATGTACGCCGCCCGCTCGCTGCTGAGGCGGTCGATGATGCGCCGGTACACGAGGTCACTCTGCTCGTCTACCGGCGCGAACAACCCGACCCACAGGCCGAGACGGAAGCGCTCCATGATCGGATACGTCTTGGCCAGGATCGGGAACAGGATCATGCAGCCCGCCAGCGTGGTGGCAACCACCTCTGACTTGCCGGACTGACGGGCCAGCAGCCCGGTGATCTCTTCGGCGTCTTGTAATACCATCGATTCGATCAGCCGGTACGACATCGAGCGCTGGTACGGGTAGAACTTCTGGCCCCACAATTCTTCGCAGAAGATGATGCACCGCTGCACCAACTCGTCCACGAAATTGGCCATCTCTTCATCCAGTTGGATGAAGCCTTCTTCTTCCTCCTGAGCGACAGCCTCGTCTGCAGCCTCGGCCTCTTCTTCAAGGCGTAGCTCTTCGGCTTCTTCGTCAGTTGGCCCGTATCCCAGGTCGATGATCTCGATGGCGTGTCACACTAGTGTGCGGACATGCTGGAACTCATCGGTGCAGGTATCTATGTCGGCGGCGGGCTGATCCTCGTCGTCCTCATCGCTGCGTTCGACATGATCCCCAACGACCAGGGGGAATCGTGAATCATCTACTTCATGGATGACGAGATATCGGTGCTGCTGTGGGCGGTCGGGGTCTTGGTCATGTTCGCGCTCGCCCTGCCGATCTACCTGGTGCTGCAGTGAATCATGGTGAGTCTCCATTCGTTGAATTGGAGGCTGCGATTCTCCACAGGAGCGACCGACCTGAGATACCAAGGTATCAGAAGACGGCTATCAGCAGCAGCCATTCGCCGTACATGAACAGCAGCACCGCGCTGCACGCCACCACGTGCATGAGTCCTTCCAGGACCCATCTCATCGCTTGCGCCTGCGTACCTTGACCTTGGTCGTCCGGTATCCGGCGTAGTACTCCGACGACTTCTGCAGGCAGGCCGTGCCCATGCAGCCCTTCTGGCGGCGGTACAGGCTGGCGTCGGGGCAGGAGGCTGAGTCCCGTTTGGGTTCGACGCCGCAGATGCCGACGTGAGATACCAGGATCGGTTTGGCGCGGCGACCGGAGCGGCCCTTCTCCAGGGAGTCAAGGCGTTCTTCGATTGCCGCTACTCGTAGCTCAAGTTCTGTCGTGCTCATGTCGTCTATACCAATCAGGAACGGGACGGAGGTCCCAGGCGGCAACACGTAGCTGCGCCTCTCGGAATGCTGCTCGGACGATGCGCACGGCTGCTTGAAACGGGTCGAGCAGTTCGTCGTCCAGGGTCATACTCGTTCAAGAACTCGCAGGTCAGGGTTGCTGATCACTGCTTCGCAACGGGTGCGCCACTTGTCGGTGTCGGCCCGGTCGCACTTCACCGGCTCTTCATGGAGCAAGTACTCCAACTGACCAACGAGCGTCACGGTCAACTTGCCGATTTCGCCGCTGCGCACGACCTTGCAGGCGTACCACCCGCTGTCGTATCTGTCCTGCTCCCACACCGTATCAGTCATTGTCATTGTCCCATCCCCTTTGTTGTGATACCCGCTGATCACGGAACCAGCAGCGACTGAGAGAGCGGCGGTACAACGATGATCATGTACACCGTGCCGTTCTCGGACATGCCGTAGAGGGTGCCGTTCGGCTCGACCTCATCATGCTGCCAGGTCACCTTGTCGCGCTGCAGCGCGGACTGGCGCAGGCCGTCGATCAGGTTGATGGCGTCATCAACGTCTGCCACGTTGTGCGAGCGCAGCACGGTCATGTTGCCGACATCGCCCTTGCGCAACTCAATTGTGTAGTGGTCGTACACGGGAAACTCCAGGTCTAAGGTCAGTTGTTCGTAGTCGGACACGTACAAAGGGTATCAAAGACTTTGCACGGCGGCAACTCTGCGCTGTATCGACTGCACCGCCAGCAGTGCCGACTCCAGGTGCAGGCGCATCTCGGCCAGCACCCACTCGTTGTCGATCTGCGGCTGAGTCAGGCCGCGGAACAGTTCAGCCGACCGCCCGATCTCCGCTTCGATGCAGTTGATCAGGTCGTTCTCCGTCAACCTGTCGTACTTCGACGGGGACGGGGCCTGTGGCGTCTTCTTTCTCCGCATCCTTGAACCCCCAGGTGCTGATCTCACCGACGCCAACCCTCAACCCGTACAGGCGCAGGTTCTTGTCGTAACGGTACTTGCCGACGTGGAGATAGTGCCACGGAGTGAGCTTGATGCGGATGCCGTAGGTCGAATGCCGGTACGGCGGCATCGACTCATGGAGGATCGAGTACACCAAGAAGCGCTTGTCCACCGCCTCAGTTTCGATCCCCCAGTAGACGGGGACACCGTGAACTTGGATCATCCACGCACTCTTGATGTGATACCAGGACGGTCAGGGTTGCTGTCGGCCTGCACTTCGTCAGGAGTCATCAGCCGGTAGTCGAAGCCGTTGAGCGTGCTGTTGACGTACTTGCCCTTGGAAGCAGCGCGTGCGAAAGAGCGATATGACTCGTACGGCACGTCGAGGTAGATGTAGCCGTGGTTGGAGTTGTTGCGCCACGACACCTGCAGGGCCTGGTTCATGTGGTCATAGCGGAATCCGCTGACCCGGCTCGATGCCGGTGTCTCGATCCACGCCGTGAGATCGTGACGATCCTCGTTGAAGGCCTCGTCATGGACGTACCGACCAGCATGAATCTTCTGCCGCTGTCCGGCCTGGGAATTCTTCACTCTCGCCACAGCCATGGGCCGAGATTACCCTGCCCGCATGGAAGAGGCTCAACAACTGCAACAGGGTGTGTCAGCGGGACTTGGTATCACGGTGGACTCCGACAACGACGTGGTACTGGTGATCATGGTCGGCGTGCCCACCGGGGAAACCTACGGCGTGGCGATGATGCCGGAGATCGCCAGGCACTTCGGGCGCTCGATACGCGACATGAGCCGTGAGGCCGACATGCTCCAGGACGAACTGGACGACCTCGACCCGGAAGAGATTCAGGACCGGCTGGCAGCGATCCGCCGCCGCTATGCGGCTCAAGCTACTGGCCCTGAGCACCTTTCTTGAAGGCCCGCACGTTGTGCGGCAGCGGCGGCTTCTTGGTGGTCTTCTTGATGGTCGGCGCTGGGGCTTTCTTGGACAGCTTCTTGCGGGGCCGGGGTGCGGAGGACGGGGGTCGTGGAGCCTTCTGCTGATACCGGCGTATGGCCATCTCCAATTGGGCGACCCGGCGCTGCAGGTCGATGACCACGCGCAAGTGGTTGTAGAAGCGCGGCTCGCTCATCATCGTCACCAGGACCCTGGCGATGATCTCGACGGCTGTCTCTTCGTAGGAGGGATGAACACGCCCATGGACGTACTGCCGGATGACGGCAAGCAGTTCGTCGCTCTCCGGCGTCGTTGTCATACCATCAAGGACGCTGTGATGGCAGTGCGCAAGATGGCCAGGACGTTTCCTTCGCCACCGTTCTTGGACTGAGGCTCGCCCCACTGCAGAACGCCGGAGTCTGTCCGCTTGTAGGGGACGATCACGGCGCTGTCGAAACCGAAGCGGTCCAGCTTGACGATGGCCAGTGCCTCGACGGCCCTGGGATCATCGGTTTCGAACAGTTCCTTGGGGCTGATCAGCCCGTTCTCGATGGCGTGGGCTATCGCCATGTCGTCAACGCTGTCGGGGTCGCCGTCGAACTGGTAGGAGTCAGCGGTGTGGGCAATCCACTCGATCGGGCCACCGAGGGCCACAACTCGCAGCATGGCTTGAAGGTTGTCAGTATCGGAGTCGTACTGGGCAACTTCGTAGCCCTCGCTCTCGATCCGAGACAGGGCGATCTTGGGGAAGAAGAACTGTCCCAACTCGCAGACTTTCTCCAGCGTGTCCTTGCCCATCATCACCAGTTCGTCCATCGATATCTCCATATGAGCACTGTACCAATGAAACCGAATCCTTTGCAACAGAGGAAACCCCGTGCGCTGGTGCTGAATCGCCTACGCTTGCGGGCATGCCTGACGATGACGATGACGAAGTACCTGAGTACGACGACACCGACCCAGAGGGAGATCGCCAGCCGTATCTCGCCGATCCAGAGCACAAGGACATCAAGGAACTGTTCCCCGACAAGGACCCGTCATGAGCGAGCCGACCTTCCCGTACGGCTATTCGCGCCCACCCGATGGCGGACCCCAGGGCATGGGCACCATGCTCACCTGGGAGCAGATGTGCACCAAGCAGACGATGTACAACCTGCACCCCGAGGTGGTGCGACGGTTCCACGCGCTGATCCACTACGCCCACGCCGTGGGCATCCCACTCGGCATCGGCACAGGGTGGCGTGTCCAGCCACCGAAGAAGCCGGGGTTCGCCGCTCCCGGCAACTCCTGGCACGAATCGGTTCCGGTCAACCCGATCAGCGCTACCGCCCTGGCCATTGACACAGTGCCCAACGTGTCGTGGGACTGGATGGAGAACCACTGCGGCAACTTCGGGTTCCGCACGTTTCGGTTCATCGGCAACGAGCCGTGGCACATCCAGCCGACAGAGATTCCGGCCAGCCGCAACTACACGACGAAGTTGCCGCCGCTGTACACCTGGGACCTGCCCGGTGAGCCGCGGCCGATCCCGCCAACACCGACCCCGACCCCGCCCTCATCGACAGGAGTGTTCACCGTGCAGGGATACCGCAAGGAAGTTCGCCAAGGCTCCACTGGGAAGATGGCGAAGATGTGTCAGCAACAGATCAACCTGATCGGCGGTCAGGGCCTCGTAGAGGATGGCCAGTTCGGCTCACAGTCAGTCGCTGGGTTGAAGAACGTGCAGACCGTCCTCGGTGTCACAGCAGACGGCATCTGCGGGCCGCAGACGTGGCAGGCACTGGAGAACGGGATCAAGACCCAAGCCGAAGGCGGCGGCTGGGGCTGACAGCCACATGAAGGGCGGCGATGAAGAACCGAAGCGTCATCGAGATCATGGTGCTGGTCTTCGTCTTCATCGTGGCCTTCACCCTCGTCGGTCTTGGAGTCATCATCCTCGTCGTGGAGGTCAAGCACCCCGAAGCCGACACGGCACTACTGATCAACACGATGATGAGCCTCGTTTCGGGAATCCTCGGAGCGCTACTCGGGCTGATTGCCGGTAAGGCCACAATCCTCGGGTCTACCGAGGACCTCGGCAAGGTCCCAGAAGCTGGCGATACCGAGGTATCGCTCGACCCCTAGTCGTCCAGCCAGACGATGCGGGTCTTGCCACCGTGGCCGTGGACATGTTCGACGGACTCCATGCCGCGCTCGTAGTGGACCACTGACGACGGCCACTGGCTGACCCAGTGCAGCACGGCCACGTCATCGGTGAACAGGATGCCCTCGGCCACGACGCCAGTGCCGGACACGCCGGTCACGTCCTCGTCGCGGTGCAGTTCGAAGCGCCGTGCGGTCACCGGCCCTTGTCTTCCTCGTAGGCCCCGAGAGCGGCGTGGACCTCACCGAATTCATCGGAAAGCAGGACATCGACGTTGTTGGTGGTGAAGAGGTGTTCGGCCAATCGGAAGGTGACCGGGCTGAACCTGACCGGAGCGCAGTGGACCGCAGCGTTGGCCTTGTCCATGTAGTAGAGGTGCAAGAAGGCGTACCACGGTCCTTCGGTGGGAATCCGCTTGATGGCGAACTGCTCACCTTTGACCATGGCGTTGGCGAACCAGCCGACCATCGTGCCCTCATCGATGAGTTTGTCCGGTTGGTCAACGGTGCCAACAATGAAGCCGTCGAAGATCCGGCAGAACTCTTGCGCCCAGATCATCGCATCGTCGCTGTCCATCAGCCCGGTCACAGCGCATCAGGTCCTGAGAGCACTCTGATCCAGATGAGTGTTGGCGGTCCATACGAATCGGTGGCCGGAAGCTCAATCATGATCTTCGGCATGAAGTTGCCGTCCTCATCCGTCTCCGGTCGTGTTATCACATCAGCCTTCATCAGGGTGCCGATGAGCATCCCCGTCTTGATGGCATGATATTCGTCACGGAAGTAGCCGATGATAGGTGTCGGTTCTCCCGTCATGTCTTGTTGCGAACTGCCCATGAGTGGGGACTGTACTACTTCCGCAGGTACGAATCATCAAGCAGCAGTCCGGGGTTGACGTGGAAGATGGCGTAGACCATCTGCGCGCTCTCCCGGTAGGTGTACCCGGCGTCAGGATCGTGCTTCTGCAGACACCAGTACTCATGCGCGATGTTGTGGCCAATGCCCCCGAGCACTTCCCTCAGACCGCACTCTCGGTGATAGGCGTTGAGGTCAGGATCGTCCAACAACTCGCCACACAGTTGACATAACACCCGCTGGTCCATCGGAAACCTCCTTTGGCTCTGTACACCGTATATCAGCGGATGGGCCGGAAGTCCTTCCGAGGCGTCAAGAAGGAAACGTCTCGATGTTGAGCACCATGGCAGAGCGCCAGGACTCCCTTCACTCAGAAAGGTGAGAGCTAGGCCCATCCGCTGGCTGTTCACGATCATGGTCTTGCAGGTGCTCGGTCATCAACGCCGCGCCTACCTTGTCGAGCGGCACCTGGAACTCGCAGTCAGCGCACTTGATCAGCACCATCATGCACCGCCGTTCCATGGTTGCCAGCCGACCTGCTGGTAGAGGGCGTAAGCCACGGTGGCGTTCACACGGGGATCGTACAGGTCGCTGGGCTGATGGACTCCGAAGTCGGCAAGCATCGCCCGGTGGGCCTGGAAGTAAATCTGGAAGTTGCCGTAGCAGCAGGCGTTATGTGCTGTGACCAGGAGGTTTGGACCGCTCTCGCGCTTGGCGGTACGCACCGCCTTGTCCTCCAGATCATCTGGCCACACCTCCCTGATGATGCACTCGGTATCACACGATGGTTGCGGGGCTGGAGGGTTCACTCGGACTGCCGGTGCATTCACGTTGGCACCGGACAGTCCGAGAGATGCGAGGGTCTGTGGGCCGACATCGCCGTCCACGACCAGACCGTTGACACGCTGCCAGTGCTTGATCGCCTTCAACGCTCCGGCGTCGGTCGTCCAGGTATAACCCATCTGACGGAGCCGGTCGAGCGCCCGCAACGTGTTGTTGACTTTGGCGGGAGCTTGTGGGGTGGAGGCCTGCGTTGCAGGTGCTGCCGATACCCCGGTATCAGGTGTCGCTACTGGCAGCAGTAACGCTGTCGCCATCAACAGGAACAGTGCTCTCAGCCTCATCGGTTTCTCCTTGTGGTTGGGGTGCCCGCTGGGATAGATCAAGATCGAGCAGCATCTCCACGTACCAGCGACGGCCCGCGTACAGGTTCTGCTGACATTTCAGATTGGTGAGCAAGAACCGTAACGTCTCGCCATCGAGGGTGGCGATGTTGTGCTGCCACGCCTGGTCACCAGTGTTGAGGGTCGCCAACATCGTGGCGCGAGTGCGGCTGTCCGGCATGCCCCACACTCTAGCACTTTCCCCCTAGTAGCCTCGCACCATGAGAAACATCTCGATCATGATCGATGTCGCCATTGAAGACAGCACCGACCCCGAGGCACTGGCCGAGTCGGTGTTTGACTTCCTCGCTGCTGACCCTGAGGACCTGTTTCCGGCCATCGAGGCGGTCAACAGCTACGACTACAAGGTGCTCTCGTAGCGGAGGTGGGACTTGAACCCACGGCCTCCTGAGTATGAATCAGGCGGGCTACCGACTGCCCTACTCCGCATTGGCATCTTGCCACGCGCATCGTGGGCACAGCCACTCATTTCGATGACGGTGTATCCAACCATCCTCCACCGGGTCATCGGTATCGGCGCTACACGTCGGGCTGGAGCACGTCATCGTCGTATTGGTAGCCCCTGGTGTGCGACCACTCCACGACCTGGTTGAGCATCCCGTAGATGATCATCACCGACCACAGCGGGATCATCAACAGCCGCTGCCACCATTTCGCCGGGAGCGCCCAGGAGAATCCCACCCCGGCCAACAAGTAGACGATGAGGGTCGATGTCACGGTTCCATCCTGTCATTGTTCGCTCTGCATCTCTTCCAGCGCACGACGGAGTTGAAGGCGCTCTTCTTTCTCTTCCAGTTCTTCGGTGATCTCGATGGCCTCCCAGATCGGGAAGTTCGATTTCACCGTTGCCTGGTTGCTCTGGATCGCCTTGACGTGCTCTCTGCTCTTGTTGTGCCTGGCCACGTAGCCAGGCCCGTCACCGTCTTCGTAGGGGTAGTGGCACACCGTGCAGATGGCGATACCCATCCCCCCACGATACCCCACTAACAATCATCCAGTTGGTCGAACCCACCTGTTGGGAACAAAGCGCACCGACTGCCGTACGTTCCACAGGGCCTTGAGCACGTCACGCTCCTGCATCGCCGCGACCCGCTCATCATCGTTCAGCAGGCGCAGACCGCCAGAAAAGGCACTGTCGTAGATCGACACCTCTGAGCAGGTGAGACAGATGCAGAAACTGCCGTCTTCCGGCGAACTCCCTTCCGACACTCCAGTGGTCGAGGCGTGCACTTGCGCACAGTTCGGACAGACAATGTTCCTGATCTCATAGCCGATCATCAAGACCCCTTGATAAGCGGTACCCGGATGCTTGAGTAAGCCGCGAAACGGACGACCGTAGCAGCGTTTCATCCCTCAGGGTGACTCGTTGGACTCGTTGGCCAGGGCCTCGGTCAACTCCCTGCGCAGGCGCATGATCTCGGCCAACTCGTTGTCCTCGGGATCGAGCATGATCACCATCTGCACACCGGCATCGTTGGAGACGAACACGACTCGATCCGCTGGTATCTCAGTAGTGACGATGACATCGAACTCGCCCCAGGCCTTCTGCATGATCTCTTCCAGCACCTTGTTGTGGTCACCGCGCTTGATCTCGGCGTAGACAGCAGGATGGACACGAATCTCACCGAGCTTGGGCCTGAGCAGCCTGTCCACCAGGTCAGGATTCACGCTGGGCCTCCATGATCTTGAGCCGTAGCGCTTCGATCTCGCGCATCTCGGCGTCGATCTCCATGTCGAGACGGTTGAGAATCTCGTATCTCCTGGCGTACTCCATCAAGGTGAAAGTGGTCCGCACTGCGTGGCCCATGGCGCACATGTCAACGCAGTTGATGACATGCTCCCAAAGGGTGCTCGGCCCAACGTCCATGCCGACCATGTAGACCTCATCACCGGGATGGAACTGGACGCCGCGCAGCCGTATCTCGGTGTCCGCCACCGGGAACACCTTCACGTCCGGTACAGCGCTGAGGCCGATCCACAGCACTTCTCTGCAGAACTCTTTGGCCCGCTTCTGGGTGCAGCCGATGACGTAGATCACTGGTCGTGCTTCATGTGCTCGGGCCAATTCTCTTCGGGCACATACATCCGGTAGAAGGCGTCGATGGACTCCATATCCCTGCGCTGCTTGTGCTTACGCCACATGAGATACCAGGGTATGACGATGAGCCATACCCCGATGATGATCAGGACTCGGCTCATACGAAATCGAACCCGTCT